CTTCGGAGTCATGAAGAGACTCATGAGGTTGTCAGCCCATCGGTCTTGCCTTGCCTCGGCACGCTGGCGAACTATCTTTGCGGTGTTGCTGCCGAGTTCCTTATGGATGCGGGCATGGCAGGCGAAGCACAGAGCACGCAGATTGTTGACATTGAATGCCAGTCGGCGCATCTCGTCTTTGGTTCGGGCAGTCTCAATAGGCACCACATGATGTACACATCTGGCACTTGTCACGATGCCTTGCTTCATACACTCTTCGCAAAGTCCGTTGGTGCTCCTGAGTTTCGCAATGCGCAACTCCTTCCACTCGCGGCTGTTATAGATGTCCTGCTTGTCCTTGGCTACCTTGTCGCTGACCCCTCGCCAGTTTCGCTTCTTGCTCATACGCTTACCATTCTACTCCGATAGGTCGCCACGGAAGGCTCTCCAGATAGGCGAGCGTTTCCGGGTCGGCCTTGGGTTTGTGTTTGGGCTGCTCGTTATCGGGCAGTCGGTATTGGCTCTCTTCAATCATGGTCACTCATGTTGGTTGGTGGTTCTTCGGTCTGCCGATGTTCGCCCTCCCAATCTTCTATTCTGTTGTTTGCGTCCATCTCTGCCAGTGCCTTGTCGTCATCGCCAAAGATGATGCGCTGCTGGATGTCGTCGGGCGTGAAGTGCTTCTTGCGCTTCGTTCGCTTGCCGTACTCGATGGCACGTCCAAAGTCGCTGTAGTTGCCCAGCTGTGGCATATCGTCGCGGAAGGCTTCGTTGAGCTGTTCAATCTTCCGTGCATCGCACAGGAGGGTCAGCGTCTCGCGCATAGACTCGGTTCCGTAGTGCACACCTATCTCGCGCAGTTCTTTGTATAGACCCTTCATGCTTACCTCCACGACACGTTCCAGTATGTCATCGACGCAATACGTCTGGCAGCTCTCTCCCATATACGGGCGGTTGATCATGGTAAGGCCAAATCCCTTGCGCCCTGGCTCTTCCAATACGAGGATGACCTGGGCGATGCGCTTCTGACTGGTGACGTCCGCAAAGTTGAAAGCCTTGTGCCATCCCTCGTCTATCTTAAGCATGTTAAGAAGCACTTGCATGTCGGGGCTCACGGGTCCGTCGTGCTTTGCCGACTCGATGAAGGCATGCACGAACATCTTCAGCAGGTCGTTGGCGTTGGTGCCGTGCTCCATGCCCTCGGCCAGTATGTTCAGCAGGTCGTAGGTCTCTTGCGTCACCTTCACCGATAGTGTGGCGTTGCCGCCGTCCTTCACTTGTTTCTGGTTGCTCATTGTTGTGTTATTGTTAGGTTAAGTTTGTCTATTAGTGGTGCGACCTGTGGCATCGTGGTCTTCACCTCATCAATGTTGGTCATTGGCTTTCGCTCGTTCAATATGCGTACTACCACGTCGGCGATGTCGGCCTTGTCGCCGTCCTGTGGTTTCCACCACTCGGTGACTGGCTGCTCGTTCAGCACCAGGTTGCGGTAGCCCAGTTGTTCCGCCTTGGCTCTCCACTTGTCCACGCCGTCTCGGTCTGGGAACAGCACAATCTGTCGTCCTTGGCTGGTGATGGGCTTCAGTCGTTCGGCGGACAGCATCTCCAGTCCGCCGCACGCCATCCATATCTGTGTGGCATGGTTGCCGTAAGCTATGGCCATGAGCACGGCGGTCTTCTCGCTCTCAACGATGTTGACCGTAGCGTGGGGGTGCTTATTCAGCAGGTGCATGCCGAAGAACGTCAGGCATGGCTCCTGCTTGTCAGGGTCATACAGTTGTGGGTACGGGTATGGTGGCTCGTCGGTCATCTCGTGCTTCTCAGCGTCCCAATGGCGTGAGAGCGTCGAGTGAATCCAGTCGAAGTTCCACGCGCTCACCTTGTCCCGGTGACCGTCTGGCTTATACTTCATCATCTTGCCTGTTCGCAAGTTTCCATCCTGGTCAATCTGCCAGAATATCGTATGACCGTTCTTGCCGTGTCCCACATTGTACTCGTTCAGCACATTATCAATACGTGAGCGTTGCACCACATCCCAGTTGATGCCGGTCTTGATCCAACGCACCAAATTGTCACGTTCGAGTTCCTCGTACAGCAATGTTCTTGCCATCAGAAACTTTGGCAGCACCAGCGTCTTCAATGGTGGCGGTGTCGGTCGTGGTGGCGGTGGAGTGTAGTTGAAGTCTGTCATGTCTGTTTCGATTGAATATTTCTTGCCTAACCATCGTATCGCGTCTGGGTAGCTCAGGCGTTCATGATTGATTAAAAAGTCCACCACGCCGCCCTTCGCGCCACACTGAAAACATTTGTAGCAGTTGCCCTTCGGATAGACCACGAACGAACCGATGTGCCGGTCATCGTGGAACGGGCAAAGCCCCAGGTATCGCACACCCTTCTTCTTCAGGTCAACGAAGTCGCCTACGACGTCCTCAATCTTTGCCGTGTCCAGAATCTTCTCGATGATAAACTTGTCGATTCGTTTAGCCATAGTCTCTGAAAATAGATTATCTGTATGCTGTGCGCATGTGCGCGTCGCGCGGGTGGGGGACGCTTGACCGTTGCCCCAGCCCAGCCCCAAGCGGGCAGGGGGCATGGGGCATGCGGCCCACGCACGAGTTGTCCCAATGGGTCAACCCACCTACCCCTTTAGGGGTAGAGAGGAATTGGGTCAACTCAGAACGGCAGGTCTTCAGGAGGCTGCAACATGTAATATCCGCCACTCTTGATTGTACTCTCTTCGAGGTAGCCCATGTTGATTGCCGCCATTAGGTCGACCTGTTGTTTGTCCTTGTTCTTCTGACCACCAATATCACCAAATACTGTCGATTTGATTTGCACTCGGCTCATCGGCCATTCGTACTGTGTCTTGGCTTGCTCAATCCACTCTCGTATGTCGCGTGGATCGTCGCTTTGAGGTTGCTCTTTGCTCTTGCTGTAGAGGTTGGCACCATTGTTGATAATTCTTGGAACACCAAGCATACCGGCATCCTCGGTTATCTCGAACTTCCAGTCGTCCATATCCTTGTCGCGGGCATCCTGTTGCTTTACCGTGAATGTCACGCCGTTGGCTGTTTTGCTCTTGATAGATATGAGTGTATCGCTCACCTTGTTGCCCAACTCGGTACCAATCCAACCACGCATCTTTGCCTCGTCACTGTCAGCCGCTTTGCCTGGATTCTGGTGCAGAGCCAGCCAGATGTTCATTCGCCGCTCTTCAGCCAGGGTGCCGAGCTCGTCGAGGATGGTGGTGCCGCTCTCCTCGTCGTTGATACTGGCCAACAAGTCGCGCAGACCATCAATGAACACTACGTCAGGCTGTATCGCGTCGATGGCCATGCGGATGAGTTCATATCTGCGTTTGTATGGCTTTGCCATGTCATCCTTTGGCATAGACTTTAACCACAACACCGAGAAGCGGTCTTCTGGGAATGGTTGGTTAAGGTCAACGCCGCACAACCAATGAACGCGCCTAAGTACCTTAGCACTCGACAGTTTTTCCATCTCAGTGTCCACATACAGCACCTTCGGCTTGTGACCCAGATATTCGATTGTTCGCTCTGGCACCTTCAAGCCTGGCAGGTATTGGTTGGTGCGCTCATTGCCGTCGTTGAGTATTGCTGCCATCAGTTGCGTCAAGACGAACGATTTACCGTTCTTCTTCTGTCCGCTGATTGCTGCCAAACCTCCGACCTTGGCAAACGGAACACCATTGAACTCCAGCATCGTGTACGGCTCTGGGTAGTTCTCGCGGGGGTCCAACAGATAGGGCCGCAGCGTGTCCCACCTTATCTGGTCAGGTGTCCGCAGGTCGGGGGTGTTGTTATTGTTTTCGTCGTTCATAAACTAATCTCTCTTATAATTCGTCGTCTTTCGCTCCTGCGGACGCTCTGACGGCATTGTTCGCGGTGTTCCTTGTAGTAGTCCCGTTGATATGCCAAACGCGCCTCACGTTGGCGCAAATAGCGTTTGCGGTCTGTTTCAGTTCTGCTCATTGCTTAACTCTCTTAATGTTTCTGCTTGAACCTCGGCAATCTCGCGCTGCACCTTCTTCACAAAACCCTTGGTGGCGAAGATTTCCTCATAGTCCTCAACAGCTACCGACGTGGAGTTATAGAGTAGTTCTGGATCGAGCCATGCGGCCATCAGTTGCTCCAGTCCTAACTCGATGTTGCGTTGCTCAACGCTGTCCAACTTGAAGTCCTCCGTCTCAGGTGCAAGCAGCATCATTGCACGCATCCAGTCTTTGGAGACTGTCCTCAGCGAGAACTGTCTGAATACAAGGTCAAGCAGTCGTCTGTGCAGATGGTAACCCGTTTCACACTCCTTCATGGCACTCTCATACATGGCTCCTGCGAGGTCGAGAGCAGCTTGGGCTGTCATTACCCAGGCCACGTGCTCGGCATCCTTCACGTCGTGCTTCACCAAACTCACGCGGTACTTGTTCCATAACGACGTGATGAGCGGCTTGGTCTTAGCGTAGGCCACGCCACCGACACCCTTCCAAAACTCGTAGTACTCTGCATCGGTGATGTCACCATACTTGCGCCTGACGTCCTCACTCATGTCGTCGAGGTGAAACATGCGGTTCTCGCTGGCGGTCAGCAGTCGTCGCTCGTAGTCGTTGAAGTCGTTCACCGCCTTCTTGAAGTACCAGCCAACCATGTGACCGCCTTTGCAACTCCGACGAAACGCCTTGCACCGTCTGGCATGGTCGTATGCTTCTATCATCACAACCCATGCGGCATTGTTTCCAACGCCACACACGAGCTTCACCACGGCAGCCGCATTTCCAACAGCCTGTATCAACTCTTCCTTCGTCATAGTCCTTGTCTCTTGCTTCGTTTCTCGTCCCGTCTCCAGTCTATGTCTCTTGCTTTGTCTCTTGCGTGGCGATTTCATCGTCACAAAAACTACGAGCGGTCGCCCGTAGGCCACCACTCGCAAAAGTATTCATCAGAATGGCAGGTCATCGTAGCCGCCTCCTTCCTGCTGTTGTGGTGCTGCCGACGTTCCAGCTTGCTGCTGTCCTTCCGCCATTCCCGCCGATTGTCCGGCGGGCTGTTCCTTGCGCACGCTCTCAATCTTGTAGAGACGGATGTCGTTGATGATCATCGTCTTGTCATCCTTGGTGTACTCGCGGGTCTTGTGACCGAAACCGCAGCGCACCTCCATGCCCTCCTTCAGATTGTCGATGACCTTGGTGTCGAACGTCTCCAGCATCACGCTATCAGCATAGCGGTCTGACGGGTTCTCAAAATACTCAAAAATAAATGGCAGCGACTTCCATTCGTTGCCCGTGCGCTGGCTCACACCCTGACGGATGGGCAGC